ATACCGGAGGCTAACGAGGGAGTAGAGCCATCACTGGTTATAGCAGACTTGGTGTCTAGGTCAGCCTGCGTTGACGTCACTGCTCCCGTTATGTTCGGGAAGGTGGCCTTGACGGTACTCTTGATTAGACGTAGATGTTCATCAGCCTGGCTGAGGGGGTCTGTGGCTGCAGGGTTGGCCGTGTTGAGACCATTGATGTACGTGGCTGTTTCTAGGGCCATTGGGGTTACCTTTGTTTCTGTGGGGGGCTACTGCTTACAAGAGCCCGACAACAACAACAACAAGCCGAGGGTTTAGCGGCATTGTTGAAGTCGACATTAGAAAGACCCCAGGGGGGTCACTTTGGAGGCCTGGAGTCCCTGGAATCCTGGGCACCTAGGCTGTAGGCCGCATGTTACCTGGGTTTCTTACGTCAATCGATATGCTGTCTATTGACCTTTGGTCCTGGTTCATCGACAGACATTGCAGACATTTAGCCTATAGAAAAATATATTGGGTTGAGGGTCTAAATCTTGTGTGAAAATCGGGACGTCAACCCAAGTCAACCCAAGTCAACCCAAGTCAACCAATGCCAACCAATGCCAACTCACGCCTCTATACTGTGGACACTGTCAGGCCTACTCACGTCCTCTCTAGTCGACACTAGCACCCAGGTATACCTAGGTAGACGTCCAGTAGACAGGACGCCTTAGACTACACTATAGAAACCTATGTAACCTAGGTTGTCCTTGGTCCTTACTAAAGGTTTAAGACGAGGTAGTATTACTACCAGAGAGAAAACCATACACATGTAGTTAACACCCACAGCAACCTAAGTACTAATGTATGAGGGAGACACTGGTACATAGGTAGCTGTGGGGATAACGTGAGGGAGACTTTGGTTGTGGTTGACGTGTGATTGCGGACGATGTATCCACGACGTCACAAGTACTTGTGTATCTCTAATAGGTGGACACAATTAAAACTGGGGTTATTTAGGTTACTTTGGTAGTTACTTGAGCCACCCAGGAAGTCTTTACGTACCTATGCAGCAATGGTTTTACAGGTCCTGTATAACATTGATAACGACCAGTACTTAGTTGCATGCGTCACATTAGTCGCATGTGGAGGTAGATATACCCCAATAGGGTAGGTCAAAAGTTGACATTTGATATGGCTAAGGCCATTGTGCGCAATAGTCACTCCCTAGGAAGCACTCCTGGATAACTACGATTTATCCACTAACGGAGGCTCCTAGGGGGTGGCTCCTCCTTGAAGCAGCAAGCACCTTAACAAACAGTAGCTTGTTATTACAACAAAGATACCTGTTAATCATACTGCTCATAGTTATTGAGCATGGGGTGTATCTAAGTCTACCTAGTAAAATGATGTCTCTTTTGACACCTACATTACTAGAGGACCTAGATACACCCTATGGATTACATGCTCATCTTCACTGCCCTTGCCTTACTGCTTATTGCTCTTGATAACTTGAAATTAGACGCTTCAGATAGAACTCAGCCTTCAGCAGACACTCCTGACCTCCTGAGTCGTGCTTTAGACTTTCTCTCCAGACATACTTAAATACCTGGCCCTTGAGAAACCCTCGCCAAGCTTCTGTACTCATAGACTCTTTGATGGCGTCTATGCACTCTATGTTGCCCTGGGTGTAGTGCCCAGGGTGATTAACAGAGTCATTGTCTTGAGGGTATATCTCATTAGCTTCTTCCTGGGCAGCATCTGCATACTTAACGATAGCTGGGTGTTCACGTCTTAGGCGGTTCCAGTCAGCAGGGGTTGCATCATTAATACTCATGCTTTGATTCTCCTTCCACAGTTGCTGCAGGGTTTAACATAAGACCCTCCAGCTTTCTTTTGATGTCTACGGATGACAGTGCCAGGACACCTGCACCACTTCATCCATTCGTCTTCTTCTTCACAAACATGGGGTAGAGCGTAGCCAGCTTTAGGTTCCAGAAACTTGTCTGGTGTTAGCTGCTTACGGTCTCGCGTTGTTAAAATCATTTTGTAGATAATCTCCCTCGTCCAGGCACACAATCATGGGGGTGTTAGGACCGACATAAGCACCCGCCACGTTGAACCAAAAGTATTCACTTGCCTCTTGGGGCTCCATGCCCTGCTCTTCTTCTAAGATTTCAAGTACCTTATCCATGTCATACACCAGGACAGGAAAGCCCAGGTTCACGGTGTGCCCAATGACTGCAGCATCGAACCCATCCATACGTAGTAACTCTGAGTCATTCATCGTCCTGGCTCCCACATGTTTATGGTCTCAGTAGACTCATCCCAGTCGCACCACCTTAGTATTCTGGCGCACCTACTCTGGGCAATAGCATCGTCCCTGGTAAGCCCTGCCTTGAGATACTGCTGAGCCACTAGCTCCCAGCTAGGGTGGTTGCCTAGGACCTTCTCGGCTGTCTTAGGGCCTATCTTTGGGCACCCTGAGTAACCATCGGTAGCATCCCCAGTCAGACACTGAGTAAGAAAGTAGTAGTCTGCTTCCTGGTCTTTGATTTGCAGCAGCTCATCGGCCATAGGCCTATAGAGTTTGCCTGGGATGGTCTTCAGGTCCTTGTCGTCACTAACGATAGCCGTGGGCTTTGTCTTAGCAGACTGCAGTATTCCCATGATGTCATCAGCTTCCAGGGTATCCTGAGAATGACTGGGGAACTCTTGCATGGCCCACTCGACTAACGCCTTGTAACCGACAGGCTTCCTGGTCTTCTTTCGGTTACCTTTGTAGTCAGGGACCACAGTCTTTCGGAAGTTGTCTCCACTGGTAAAACACACCAGTATTTCATTGGTATCTAGGCGGCTACAGAAGGCCTCTATACGTGCTTTAAAGACGTCTTTAGCTTTGGATATGTCACAGTAGAGAGACCAGATATCGTCGCCCCAATCGACCTCCTCTTCGCATACAGCGCATGCCTGGTAGAGGTACAGGTCACCGTCGATTAGCAGCGTAGTCTTGTCACTACATAAGCTCTGTAATACGTTCATCTAGGGCCTCCTTGAAATCTAATCCTTCTTCTGTAATCAGCCAACGATTACCAAATATTTCATAGTCCAACTCAGTGGTCAGAAGACCTCTACTGGCACATACAGCAACGTACCAGGCACCTTGCCTAGCAAAGTTAGATTTGACTGTGAAGGGTTCTCTAGCGGCTCTATCCAGGACTAACCAGAATGCAATCAGCTGGTCCATGTTGCTTGAGAAGTCAGCTGAATCAGTGGGTGTCACTCCAAGTTCGTCCCAGGTTGTATTCTGCTTCGATTGGGATTTTGAAGCTGAAAGCTTCTCCTGCTTCTTGCGCCATTCTTCTAGTGATGTCACCGACATGGTCTGCTATCTCCTTAGTTCGGCAGGCAATCTGAACCTCATCGTGGACCCAGCCAACGATGTATGCTTCGAGACCCTGCTTAGTTATCTCCTGGTCAATCTTGGCCAACCACTGCTTACACAGGATTGCACCGGATGACTGTAGGAGCTGAGAAAGGCATCTGTGCTCTGACCTCACGAACAGCTTTCTGCCGTCCAAACCTTTGAGATATCCACGCTTAAATGCTTGTTTAAGTTCTTGCTTTAGCCTGGCGAATGCAGGCACGTTTGTATCGAATGCATCTTTGAGACGCTTACCGTCTTTAGCTGAGCCTCCGACAATCTGGCCGATGAGCTTGTCGCCCCCACCAAAAAGTACAGAGTAGATAAAACGCTTAGCTTCATCTCTTGTCTTTAGTCCAGCAGCTTTCTGGTTGTAGCTGTGGATGTCTGACTCAAGTATTTGCTTAGCGTACTCACCACCGTCTTCTAGGAAGTGTGCCAGGCACCGCAGCTCAAGACCGGAGAGGTCAGCGCCACATAGAGTCCAGCCCTTGGGCACCGTCCATAGGTCCCTGCACTGCTTACCAAAAGCCGCTCTAGTTGAAGGGACCTGAGCAGCGTTAGGTGACCGATGGCTCGCTCTACCTGACACTGTGCCTCCACTAATAATGGTGTGGCGTATCTTGCCGTCACTATCGACTTTCTTCATCCATGCCTGGCTTCCCTCAGCTAACTGGGCAATCCTTTTTTGTACCAGGAAAAACTTAGCTAGCTTTTGTGCTTCAGGGTATGGCAGCTTAGACAGTACAGTTTCGTCTACCTTAGCCTCACCAGACGGAGTGAACTCTGCTGGTTTCCAGCCGTACTTTTCGACCAGGCACCGATGAATATGCTTACGGCTATTTGGGTTGAACTCCACCACAGTTACCTTAGTAAACGGCTCGCCCTTCACGTAACCACGGGACTTGTTGTTTACCTTTGGTATAAATTCCTGGTGTATCTCCCAGGGCTCAAATAGCTCCTGTAAGTCTTTCTCCAGGCTGATGCGTAGTTTCGCCAGTTCAGCGTACAGCTCATTGGCTCCTTCCTGGTCAAACGTCCAGCCGTTGTTACCTATCCTAAAACATACTTCAGCCAACTCATGCTCTAGGTCCAGGGACCGCTGAGAGAAGTCTTTAGATTGTTTTATTAGGTACTCATGTAGTGCTGTGGTGACGTTAACATCTTGGACACAATAGTCGAGCATGTCCTGGTTACACTCTTCCCAGCCGCCCTCATAGTCGCCTTTCATGGTGCCCATCCGTAGACCCCAGGCCTTGAGAGAGTGACTGCCCCACATCCGTTTCTGGAAGTCTTCAGGAAGGCTGACAGATATTGCATCATCATTAATGAGGTCAGCAGCAACCAGGCGGCTAAGCACCAAAGTATCTGTTAGCTTTGCTGTGGGTTTAAACCAGGTATATACCTTTTGTAGCGCAGGTATATCAAAGGCAATGATGTTGTGTCCGATTAGCTCATCGGCACTCATAAGTAATTTAAGACAGGCCTCGATGTCTTTGTCACCGTGGTAGATGCGGATGTCATCCTTAGGTTTATCGAGGTCAGCAACCCCAATGCAGTGGATAACATCTAGCTGGTCTAGCAGGCCATTAGACTCAAGGTCAAACACTAGCCTCACAGTGCTAAACTCTGCTGCTTAGATTCACTAGGCTGAGGTCCTAGGTGCCATCGTCCTATTGTTGTCTTACGTCCGTGGCGATTCCTTACTGGTACATCTATACGGTGTATATCATGCCCGTCTTTTACCAGGTTATGGATAACCGCAGAAATACGAGTGATGCCCATGTGGTTAAATGCATACTGCGAGGTAATGCCTGCACCTGTGGTGAGGTAGCTTAGTACTGCTTGCTTCTGGCTCATGGCCTTGTCTCCTTAAAGTATTATCGACGATTAAAAACGCAGGTCATCCCTGCTACCGATGTCGATTAGTCGGCTTGTAGAACGGTCGTACTTGAGTGTCCCTGCGTAACCTACCTGGCCCGTGAATCGGTTCTTGAGTACCACCAGGGTCCTGGTGTCATCGGTAGGGTCATCGGGATTAACCTGGAGCCCAATGCAGAAGTCTGCTAGTTGAGCAATTGAGTGTGAGCCCCGTAGCTGGGACAGCTTGATAGACTCCCCGCCTTCATGGCCTGCACCCCCAGGTCGAGTGAGGTGGCTTACCAGGAATAACGTAATGCCTAGCTCCTGGACTTTTTGTCGCAGCGTAGACATCACCTGGTCAATTAGTCTTCGTTCGTCAGTCACCTGGCCAGTGAGTCCTGAGACCAGGATACTGATGTGGTCCAGGAAGACATGAGTACAGCCCATAGCTTTGACCATGTACTCAATGCGGTTATAGATGATGTCGACCTGGGTAGAACCAAAGTGATTAAACAGCTGGATATCATGAGTACTGAACAGGTCGTCATGAGCTGCCAGGACCTCTTCAGGTGTTGCCTGGTTGTACTCTTGCACAATGTTTTTATTCATGTGCAGCCCTAGTACACCTCGGACCGTGCGTCTGTTGTCTTCCTCCAACATCAACATGCCGACCTTTTGGCCATTGGTATGCAGGTGGTAGGCGAACTCAGTTATCAAGGTAGACTTACCGACACCAGAGCCTGCACAAATAGTTACCAGGGAAGACGGACGTATGCCCTTAGTAATTTCATTTAGCTTTTGGTACGGGTACTTAACCAGGGACTCTTCGTCTGTCTTAGTAATTTCATTACGGAGGTCTGTGGTAGACACAATGCCATCAGGCCGCCACTCCTTAGCTTTCCAAATAGCATCAACAATGTGTGCCTCTGCCCCATCCTTGAGTGCATCGTTGACATCTTTATACTGCAGCTTAGCTATCTTGACCTTGCCTACAGGAAGTGACTCAGCGCACTCTAGTGCTGCTTTCTGACCTGCCTCATCCTGGTCGAACATCAAGATTAATTCTTCAAACTGCTGCAGATAATCCCACTGTAAGACCAGGGCTTTCTTAGCAGACTGCGCTCCATTGGGTACAGACACAACAGGCCATTTGTTACCCTGGGCTTGGGATGCTGAAAGCGCACATATCTCGCCTTCTGTTATTACTAGCTTACGTCCACCCTGCCACAGGTGCTGGCCAAACAGACGCATCTTTGTGGCTTCACCCAGGATGTTAAAGTTCTTCTCGGCATCCCTAATCTTTTGTGCGACTACTTCACCAGCGTCATTGCGATAGTTGGCAATCTGTACTGGACGCCCTTTGTACTCTCCAATCTGGTAATCAAATTTACGACATGTAGCTTCAGATATTTTCCTGGCTGACAGTGCTGTGACATGTCCTTCCAGCAGGTCTCTATGTAATTTAATAGGTACTACAGTAGGTACTGCTGGCTCTTTGTCCTGGTCTGCTTTGGTGTGAGTGTGGCAGCCAAAACAATAGGTGTGGCCATCGTCGTATAGTGCAGCGTTATCTTTTGAGCCACAGTGTTCGCAGCTGACGTGCATGACGAAATTAGAATCATCGTGCGTATTTTCTATAGCTAACATTACTTTCCCTCAGGCATAAAAAAAGAGGGGCAGCCGATTCTTTGGCCACCCCTCTTTCGCTCTCCTTAACTGCAGTTACTCTTGTTGACTTTCCTGCAGCCACTCATCAGGAATCGTTTTATGAGCGTACGCAAAACCGTACTTGTCACAGTAGGATGCATACGTTGTTTTCGACCCCTTGTAGAGTTTGTTATTGCAATTGCTAAAGACAAACCTGATATCAACATCTGGATGCTGCTCTTTAATCAGCAAGTGTTTTTGCCGGTCAGCTGTATCCCAGATGCCTTTAGTCTCGACGTAAAAAAAGCCACCTTTCTTTGGCAGCTTAAAGTCTGGAGTGTATTTAGCATTGCGCTCTGGTACTACATAGTGAACCTTGTCAGTCTCATAGATGACTTCGTGGCCAGCGCCACTAATCTGCTTTGCAATTTTGTCTTCTAATCCACTGCGGTAACCATGCCTTATACCATGTTCCTTTCTAGAAACGGTCGCCTGACGTTGCGACTTGTTCCGCTGGTACTTCTTCCGCATCGAAAGCATCCTGTAGTATATCTTCACCTACGAAACTGCCCTCAACAGCGTCGAACCCATCACCAGACTCTTGACCGTTGACCAGGTCAATAACCTGGACCCTGGTAAGCTGGATAGAGATACCGTTTTGCCCAGATACAGACCAGGGCGCTATGTTGCCACCAATACGAATAGTTGAGCCTGCCCAGACGTTGGGTATTTGCTTGCCAGTTAAATTCTGTCCCTGGGCATCAAAAAACACTGGGGCATACTTTGACTTGGCTTTGAAAACGGTCTCACCTGTTTCTTCATCGTATGAAAACGGTAGCTTTGCTTTTGCTGCTTTTGGTCCAAAACTGTCCTGGGCGAGTTTTTCAATTTGAGCAACCAGGGCTCCAGCGTCCTCGCAAATCAAGTTAGTTTTGTACTTAGGTTCACCTCCAAATGCAGTGTCTGGTTCTTTCAACCAGGGATACTGTGCGCGACCTTTTGGACTTGTGAACTTCACTCTAGTTTGAGCCATTCGGCTTCTCCTTTTCGTTTTTACTTTCGTTTCGTGGGTTTAACTCCGGTAGCGTGATGCCTAAACGGAGTGCTTCTTGGATAAGTTTCTCAGGGTAGGTACCGCCTTTCTTTTTGATAAGCATGGCGAGACCTATGACCCGTTCTCTTGGGTGCATTGGTTTCCCTATTTCTAGATTTTAAATAAAGGACAGAATGTCCCAGGAAGGTTTAGCTAAAGCAGTACTCAGACTGCGAAACTTGAGTAATATCTAAATCACCTTTCGGTGGGATAGTAACGTCAAGTTTCTTTACTCCGTCATAGCTAAGTTGACTGGTTGCCTGCTGCAGAAAATCTGAGTAGAGACAATAGTCCTGGTATAGCTCAACGAAAGACGCCCTAACAGAGTGATACATAATGTCCGTGTCTGCAGGGGTCGTTCCAAACGAATCATGAATTAAGAAGAAATCATTTACTCCGTTTGCTTTAGCAGTCAAAACAGTCAACAGTAAATGGGCGCTGTCCATCGAATGTATTACATTTGGCGATACTGCTGCCTTCGATTTCCTTTTGTCCACTCTTGATGCTGCTTTCATTCGCACTGATACCTGGGTTCTCTTCAGCGCATCAGCATGTCTGTCATAAAGATAAAGCTTCACTTTCTTTACGTCCCACAGGGTGTACTGCTGTATCAGCGGGAACCCTACTGGATTAGTAAATCTTAGGTTTTTACCTTCATGAGCTAGTGCTGAAGCGACAGCCTGGAAAAAAGACATGCCATTGGCTGCACTGTTAATCACTTCACAGACTGCTGAGTACGTCAGGTTCGCCAGGTACTTAGCGTTAGTTCGCTGCTCCTTTTTGTCTTCACTAAATGGATGCGACTTAATTTCACCACGCATTACTTTGTCTCGCAGTGGTTTCATTATGTCGTCCATCAGCTGCTCACCAAAACCATACTGATTACTAGAGTAACCGTAGGTCATCACATTTCGTTTGACAGTACTGCGCGTCACTCCAAATGCTTTCCAGTTGGCAGCTTCAGGACCAGCGTCCTCATCTAGACGTTTGTTCACCAAATTGGCGACACTTTGGTAAACATCCTGGGGCTTCTCTGCGGGTACCAGGTTAACAAGCGCACCATCGTGCTTATCAAGACTGGCTGCAGCATAGTGCTGTACTCCAGAGTTAGTCCCATCAAGTGCCGGTGGTAGACCACAAACATAGTCGTTGCCATAGTCCATGTAGTTAGCGAACTCATGGCATGCTGCTAGAAACTGAAATGGCTTATCAGCAGTAGACCAGTAGTCGTAAGTACCAAATGGGTCTCGACCAACGTCATAGATTTTCTCTTTGTTTTCTTCTACCCAGGTTGCCCTGGCTTCAAGAGACTCTTTACTTATTTTGTTGAAGTCACCTACGTTAGCGACATGAACCGCTAGCCAGAAGGCCCCATTGTCATCCATCTTCTTACCTCTTTTAAGAAGGAACAATGACTTAATGTGGTCGTCACGGTGATAGCTGAAGTGTGGTACGGGGTAGACACGTCCCCGAAAACAAAAGTTAAAAGGCATCCAAAATTCATCGAACCCTGATAACTCTTCAGCAGTTGCTAGGTCCTGGAACATCAATGCTCTTGCTCCATCAATCTCCCTGTTTTTTTCACGGACCTCTTTCACAGATTTAACATAGGCTTGTTGCTGTTCTTTCGTCAGCGCATCAAAGTCTTCATGACGTGGTGGGAAAGACATTGTAGATTTCCTAGGAAACTTACCGAACACTTTGCCCTCGTCCCAGCACCACTTCAGCACATCCAAAGTAAACGTGTTGATAGTCAAGGGGGTCGCCTGTATCGCATTGATGGCTTCAACGTAATCTGGCGTCCCTTTGCCTAGCTGGTGCTTAACAGCCTGACGTTGCTCTTTTGACGCTCCACGTACAAGTGGTACTTGCGCTGCTGTAGCTCCATCGTAGTAGCAGCCAGTGTCAAAAGACGTCCAGGGTTTTGGTTCGACAATCATTGGCGCTAACATAGGTTCCTGCCAGGAACTTTTGAACTCCATGTTAGCTAAAGCTTCTGAAGCTTCCTCAGTGAGACCAATACGTTTTACAGTACCTTTCTTGTTGTACTGGACCCATTCCTCAAAGATACGTGAGTACTGGAGTACAGCATTTAGAATAGGACCAGCACAGGTTGTCCTTCTGTCTGGTGCCCACTCTGGCACTGTGTACTTAGATTTAGCAGCGATAGACTTTGCTGCCTTTTCCCGAGCCTTACTTCCGCTATGCTCCTTAATTACATATTTCGATACTCGGTCAAATAAAGTTTTATCATGACGCTCAAGTCCTTGAGCCCATACTTCAAGCTCAATTCTTTGTCCTATTTTTACTAGTAGTGATGTTTCCTGGCCCTGTACCGAGACAGTATCCATACAGGTGTTTAGACCTATGTACGCCAGAATATCTGGGTCCAGGCCACTTAGGTCGACAAACCATTTAGGTCGACGTCCTACTGGCCTCTCATCCTCAGTAGCTAAGGTTTCTCTGATAGCATCAGATACTAATGGTAACGCTTTGTTTATTAAGCTATGGGGATTGTTAAGGGTTGAAGGTCTATTGTTTTTCTCCAGTCTACTTAGGTATCTTTCACGGCCCTGCGAGAAGTACTTCTGTTCTCTTTCGATTTCAGCCGATACTAAATCAATCGCAGCTACTGTCATTTTATGTCTCCCATGTGTGTCTAAAGGTGGACACAATTGATTTGACTAAAATTTAACCAACTGTGTCTTGGCTTCAATGCTATTTATCAAGCTCTCTTTTGAGGGTCTCTAAGAGGTGTGTCACATCGTTTAGCTTTTGTATGCTTTGCGATATGTTTTCTCTTAAAGTGCTTTGGTCTGACCCCATGCCATCCAGGTCTTCTATGAGTGACCCCAGGTCATCCTCAGCAACTCTAGTGAGCTTTTTACACGCGACATTCAACCACCTGTACATATGAGAATATTCACTTGTGCATAAGTTTTCAATACCTTCGACATCTGGCTGTACGCAATTGACCAGACTTAAATGTTTTCGCCAGTTATTCATAGGATGCCCTCCCAAGCTAACTCGCTGTGTTTCTTAAACACCTTGAGGTAGGCAGGACCGTGAGTCGCTGCAGTGGATTGAAGAGCACATTCATTGTCTCTACCCTTTTCAAACTTTCTGTAGTCGTCAGTCATTGGGTAGGTCCAATCATGAGCTGCACAGAGTTCTTCGAACTTTTCGATTGTTATAGTCATTTGTTACTCCAAAGAATGGGTTACTGTGTCCATAGGTGGACACAATTAAAAAAGGACCGCTAAGCGGCCCCTTCTAACTTGGTCATAATCGCTGCTAGCGACTCTGGTTTGGCATGGACATATTTGGCAGTTGTCGCCTGGGACCTGTGTCCCAATATTTTGCCCAGGGTGATTGAGTCGATGTTAAATTCCATAGCCAACCTGGTGGCGCAGGTGTGACGCAGGACATGGAAGACATAGTGCTTGTCTCCCCTGGCTAGCTCATCTCTTGCTTCATTCCAGGTATCGTAGAATCGACGGTGGGTGTACTTTTCACTGGGCCGCATGTTGAGTGCAGCTAATGCCTCTCTGGCAGCCTGGTTCAGTGGGACGGTACGGTCTTCGCCAGTCTTGGTGTCGCTAAGATAGATAAAGCGCCCACACTCACTGACAGCACCGTAGGTTTTACCGCCAAGCTGGTTGATAGACAATATCTCACCCAGGCGCATACCAGTGTTTAAACCCAGGATGACCAGCTGAGCCATCCAGGGGTTCTTAGATACTGTCAGGAAAGCCAGCAGGTCCTCTATCTCTTTGCCCGTAAAAAACCTTGGGCGGGAGTTTCTGACTTTCTTCCAGCGTACCTTTGGTGCCTGGGTCATTAGCTCATATTCGACAGCTAGGCCAAATAGGCAGCTAAAGCATGCCAGGTAGCGATTGACTGTAGAGTCGGTGAGACCCTGGTCTTTTAGGTGGTCCACAAATGCGTAAATGTCAGCGGCCTTAAAGCTATCTAAGGCCTTTGTGGCATTACCGTTAAAGTTACTGAGTCGTTGTATCATGTACTGACTATCGCGCAGATGCTTGCCGTGCCATAGGCGGTGGGCAGCTGCTTCTGCAAAACTTAGTAAAGTATCCATAATGTATCCCTCAATACAAAAGTTAAAAGTTGGTTTAGTTAGGTAGGCGCTGTAAGCGCAGTGATTGCATGGACCAGCCGATGTTGGCCAGCTTTACTGCCAGGAGGACAGCAGACTTATAAGGACGAACACCAAATTCGTCGATGCTATGCTCCAGGGCCACCTCGCACTTGCGTCTATGAGTAAGCGAGGTGACTTCTAGGGTTGTGAGAACGGCCTCAGCCATCTCCTTGATTTGTGCTTCAGTTAAATATGTATTCATTGGATTTCCCTCAGGCATAAAAAAAGGCCCCGTAGGGCCTTGTTGGTTAAACGTACTGTCTAACTTGATAAGTTTTAAGATGTTTGTCCCTGTACCAGCTGTCGACATTCTTAGCAAAAGCAAAGAATTGCCCAGGTAAGCCATAGGCATTCCCGTTGACAGGGTAGCTATACAGCTGCACCGCACTGGGCTGTTTGTTTGACTTCTTTTTAAGGACTACTTTCTCACCATCTGATAAGACAGCATTGATTTGGTAGTGCGTTTTAACAGGTACTGATTCGACATAGTCAATTTGGTTTAAATAATCTTGTGATTTCATTGGATTTCCCTCAGTCATAAAAAAAGCCTCCAAAAGGAAGCTTTATGTGGTTTTGCGTCTGTATTTCGTGGCAGACACTGTGTAAAATCCATTGCCGCAGGAAGGGCCCATAGCTCAGCTGGTTAGAGCAGTCGACTCATAATCGATTGGTCGTAGTGCTCTATACGGGCGCTTCCTGCATCAGAACAGCAATGGACATTGCTTAGGTTTTCTAATGCAGGCCCTTCGTAGTCATCCTGACCTAGGGGTCTTTTCCATGCTCGGGTCACCGTGGTGGGGCATGGGGCTGTCGTCTGTACTGCCGTGGGGAGCCACCCCAGTAGCCAATCAATTGACTACACTTGCAGTATATCTATTGCTATGTCGTATATCAAGAGTGTGTATATAGGTGGACAGAATTAAAAAAACACTAAGCTACCGGAGTAGCCTAGTGCGGCCAGAGGCCAGGGGATACGTGGTATCTAGGGGAGAAAATACCACATAATGAGGGGTGACCAGGAGGGGAACCTGAGTCACTAATGATAGGGTTTTATTCGCAGATGCAGTGGTTTTTACTCACTGTATTGCCCTGCCAAAAGCAGCCGCATTTTTCACACTTGCGGTAATCTAAAGCAGGTTCTTGTTCTACTGACTTGGGACCAAAGATAGCATCAAATGCATCCGCATATTTCTCATAGTCAGGAATAGGTCGAGGGGCTGAACCTTTGCCAGACATAGTCGAGTTCCTTTGTAAAACGATGGTTATGTGTGTCTATAGGTGGACACAATTGAATTGGCTACTTTTTAGTCTTTTCGTAGGTCCTTAATCCACCTAATCCTAGGAGCCCTAAAAGAACGGGCATCATGGTGTCTAGGGGAATAAGTGGGACGACAATGTCTTTGTCAAGAAGTGCCATCACAAAGTTAGTGAAGGGGATAATCATAAAGTTCCCGCACATGGCGAATACGCACGACCATCCCGTTGCTGGCCTCCAGCCCGAAACAAACAGATTACTATTTGCTGCTTCAACTTTGTTTACTTCCATCTGAGCCATTGCATTTTCATGCGCCTGTTTCTGTGCAAGAGTTGCAATTTCATGCGCTATCTTTTGTTTGGTGTCAGCGTCAGGAATAAACTTATCAAGCAGACCAGTGACGGGGCCAATAAGAGAACTAATCATTCTTCTTCACTCCGTATCATTGCAGCTATCTCAATTGCGCGATAGCCAACTTGAGTTGCATACCTAGAGTCCAGCAGTTCATTGGCTGCCTTTTCGTACTTACCGTCACGCAGGAAGGCTAAAGTTTTTCTGAACTGCATTAGCCTGGGGATACCCATCTTAAAACATAAGTTAACCAGGGCCTCTTTGATGGCCTGGGGCAGTGTATCGAAGAACGATATATTTCTTCTGAGGTCCTTTACGGCCTCATCGATATCTTCGTCTAACATGAGCTTTGCTACTGCGGCAGTAATCCCACGTTCCTGGATATTGTGTCCGACACCTATGGTGTAGATGCCCAGGCTGTCTTTGTAGAGGTCCAGCCTCAGACCTTCATGCTTGATGAGGGTTTCTCTTACCCTTGCTAAATCCATTGGTTACTCCTTATCTTTATTCAAAAACCCCTGGACGGTCTTTGACTCATAAATTCTGAGTCCCAGCCAGACGATAGTTAGTAGTGACGCTGTCGGGGGCAGCCATGCAGCTAGAGACATAACAGCTGTACTTGCTGCAGCAACATCTAAAGCTTCCTTTGTAGATTCATCCACACTTAAATCCTCTTTAATAAATTGACGGCTAAGTACACTATTGTCCCTAACACTGGTATAGCTACCAGGGCGACACATATGGCTGTAAATATTTCTACAGCAAACTTCTTGTTTTTAGCTATTGTGTGGAGCCTTTGTTTTTCTTCCTGGACTCTCCTGCGTTTACAGTCCGACTGAAACTGGAGCCAGTCATCGTACAGCCCTGCCCTCCCCGCATAAATCATAGCTTCACGTAGCGCCTCTTCCTGCTCTTTTAGAGCCTCTAAGGCCATGAACGCTTCCATGTCAGACTTATTGCCACGTTTGTCAGCTTTCTTTGCTATGGAGCTTTTCGAATCAAAATACTGGCTAGCCTGGGCAGCAACACTGTGCAGCTCCTGGCCATTACTAATTGCTTTTTTAATGACAGCGAAAGCCGCATTAGCAGCTGCGAGTTCTACAATCATGGGGTGCTCCTAAGAGGGTCTTGTAGGGAGGGAGGTACTGCTGTCAAACGTGGTGGGGGTGTTGCTTGGG